TGCTAATTTCATTAAAATGAGCACAAAAAATAAGAAAAATATTGCTTCTCAAGCATTACTTGAAATGGAGTCTTTGAAGGATTCTATTAAGGAAGAAAGCAAAAATACTTTAAAGTCTATGTTGGCAGATGTTGTCAAGGACGTTCTTCGTGAATCTGTAGAAGAGGATGAAGAAGAAAAAGACTATGAAGTAGTTGATGATGAAAAGAATGCTGAAGATAGTGACGATAAGGACACCAAAGATTCAGAAGAATCTGGAGAGGTTTCAGAAGATGGTGCAATGGGCAACGAGGAAGAACCAGTTGATGGCACGGACCAAGGAGCAGCAGAAGCACCTGAAATGGGACAAGAAGGAGAAATGAATCAACCTGTTGACGCTCAGGAAGCACCAGAAGAATCAGGTGAAGGCGAAGACGAGTGGGATAATTATAGTCAATATCAAGTAGGTGATGATACATATGACCTCACTGGCGAGGAAGACTATGACCAAATAGTAAAGGTTTACAAGTTGATGAAGGATGAGGACCAAGTTGTTGTTAAGAAAGATGGCAGCACACTTCAACTTCAAGACAATGGAACTGGCGCTGAATATGTAATTGACCTTGGAACTGATGACGATATGGAATCAAGTGACGAAGGTTATAATGGTGAGGAAATGACAGAAAGCCGTATGAACGAAGGCCCTAATGACCCTGCATGCGTTCCTGATGAGGACGATGACGATGATTCAGATGAAGATGATTCAGATGATGATAGAAAGGAAATGCCTTGGGATTACGGAAAACATTTTGAAGGTAAAAAAAGTAGAAAGACAATGAAAGAAAGTAAAGAAAGAAAAGAGGTGTTATTCGAGGTGGACCTTGGATATACTGACAACTACCAAGATAAAGACCCGATTAGTGGCCTCTCAAACAATGAGCCTTCAAAATCAGGCAAGTCTTGGGAAAAGGGTGTTCCAACAGGAACAGCAAAGCCTTGGGCTGGCAAATCAAAAGATAAGGGTGAACCTTTCGAAAAGACAGTAAACGAGGAAGAGGTTGATGAATGTGGTGCTGCTTGTGGAAATGAGCCTGTTGTTGATGAATCAACAACAACTTCAATCCGTGGACAAAGAGATATGGGTACAAAGAAACATATTCCTGCTCCAAGAAAAGAAAATGGCCCTAAAGCAAAACATCACGTATCAACAGAAGGCAACTATGAAGAAGTTGTTGAGGCTTATAAGAGAGAGAATAAAGCTCTTAAAGAGTGCATTCTTAAACTTCGCAATGGCCTTCAAGAAGCAAGAATTACTAATGTAAATCTCGCAAAAGTTGCAAAACTTTTCGTTGAAAATACTGTTTCAAAGGAAGAAAAAATTAACATCCTTAACAGATTTGACAAAGAGGCAAAAACAATTGAGCAATCAAATGCACTTTATGAATCAATTAACAAAGAATTAAATAAGGCAACTGTAAAGAAGAACTTGACATTGGAAAATACCATGAAATCAGAATCTTCAAACTCAATTAACGAGAATAAATCAAAAGACCTTTTAAATACTTTGGATTTGATTAGAAGAATTGAGAATTGCTAAAAAATTAAAGAATTAAAAAATAACAAATAAATTAGAAATTAATCATGAGAGAATTTTTAACTAGCGGACAAGTTGGTAATATTGAACTCAACGAAAATAAGCAAATCCGCAAAAAGATTAACGAGCGTTGGGATGCACTCGGAATGACCGATGGTCTTAAGGGTGTTATCAAAGAGAACGTTGCTATGCTTTTCGAAAATGAGGCAAAGGCACTTCTTCAAGAGGCTACAGACGCTAATAACAGTGGTTCATTTGAGACCGTTGTTTTCCCTATCATCAGACGTGTTTTCAGCAAACTTCTTGCTAATGACATCGTATCTGTTCAAGCAATGAACCTTCCTATTGGTAAGTTGTTCTTCTTGCTTCCTGTAACATCAGAGCGTGACTGGTCATCAGACCAAGTTGCTGACGGTGTAGTAGGTCGCCACAAGGGTCTTATGGGCTATGAGAGAACTGACCGTAGAAATGGTAGCAAGTATAATCGCTTCTATCTTCCTGACGAAGTTGTTAACGGAATGTCATTCGAATATTCTGAAGACGGTGGTAAGTCATGGACAGCTGACGAAGAAGTTTATGCTAACTATGACGAGGCTGAGGCTGCACACCCAGGTGCAATCCTTCGTCAAACTGACCCACAAGTAACTCGTTACATGGGTAAGACACTTTATGACCTCTTCTACAATGACTTCCTTTTCGATAACTCAAAGGGTAAGATTCACATCCGTGTAGGTGAGGCTACTCCTGTTGTTTTCAAGAAAGGACAACTTGTAAGCGCTTCAACAGAAGACCTTAAACTTTATGCAGACGGTACACTTCGTAACCTTATTCTTAAAGTTACTGGCTTCTCATCATACAACGCTGGCAAACTTACAGGTCCTGACGGAAACGAAATGGACACTGAGGCATTCCTTGCTTCTCTTAAGGTAGTTGCTAAGAGCGCTATTACTTCAACAGAAAGTACAACTTGCTTCGATGCAAATGAGGCTATCCCATTCCGTGTTGTAACACAGAAATATGGTAAGGGTATGGTAGAGTACGCAGGTACTTGCGATGCAGAGGGTTGCATTTATCTTGATGTTGACCTTGCAAAGCCAGCAAAGAAACAAGGCGCAAGCATGGATGGTTATCTTGGTATTGATATGCCAGAGGATATCAGCGACTTATTCCAAGTAGCATGGTGTCAGTACGACTCACTTGAACTTGAAACTGAAATCGGTGAGGTTTCATTCAAACTTGACAGTGTAACTGTTTCAGTTGAAGAAAGAAAACTTAGAGCAACATGGTCACCAGAACTTGCTCAAGATGTCAG